GGATCTATCCTTCTGACCAAGGGCAAGGCACTGGATGACCTAACGCTGGCACCGGATGACTTCCTGGATCGAAGCAACGAGATTATCTACAAGACCATGCTAGAGATGAAGCACGGCCGGAACCCAATAGATGTAGTGACTGTCGGTGGCAGATTACCTAAACTAGCCAGCTACTTGCATGACTGCATAACAGCTACCCCAACCGCAGTATCAGTCGACTTTTATGCCAGCAAGGTAGTTGAGGAAAGCACAAGACGCAGACTTAGTGCTACTGCTGCCATAATCAGCGAGTCTGCAAAATACGCCGACCCCAGTGAAGTCTTAGAGAAGGCTAAGAAAAGCCTTGATGGACTTATCGAGCGAAACATCGCAACCAAGCCAAGCTATGTTGATGACGAGCTAATTCCTTACCTTGATGTCCTAGACAAGCCACGCAACTATCCGCTGACACCTTGGCCCCAGCTCAACACAGTAATCGGGGGATTGCGACCAGGTGCTTTATACATCATCGGAGCTCGGCCAGGTGTGGGCAAAACCATTGTTGGCTTGCAGCTTGCCTGGCACTTGTCAAAGTCTGGACCTGTATCGTTTCACAGCCTTGAGATGGGCAAGACAGAACTCTACAACCGCATCATCTCTCAAGAGTGTGAGGTGTGTCTCGGCAACCTAGAAAAGGGAGTGCCTAGAGATCACGAGTGGGAAAAGATTGTCAGAACAATTAGGCAGACAAAACACGAACTGGCTATCCACGACAAGTCAGGTCAAACCATCCAGCAGATTAGGGCACTAGCAAACAGCGTTAAGAATGACGGCAACCTAATGGCAATAGTTGTTGACTACCTTGGCTTGATTCAGGACACCGAGAAGGGCCGGAAGCGATACGAGATGATTACCGACATCTCCATCGGGCTAAAGAACCTTGCCAGAGATCTAGAAGTACCGGTCATTGCACTAGCCCAGCTCAACCGAGGCCCAGAGCAACGAAAGAACTCCGAGCCTGACATGGCAGACCTCAGAGATTCAGGTGGTATTGAGCAGGATGCTGATGTTGTTATCTTGCTGCACCGAGAGCAAGTCGAAGGTGACAAGGAATGGGAGAAGTCCCAGATGATTATGAATGTTGCTAAGAACCGACATGGCACAACAAACAAAGCTTGGCTCGCTTTTGAAGGACACCACGCAAGAGTGCTGGATAAAGATGGCAAAGGCTAAGATTATGGCGTGGATGACAATGTGGCCTTGTGTTGCCGATGTGGAGCAACTTGGAAGGTCAACACGCATAAGCGAAAGAGGAAAGACCTCAAGTGTCAGTCCTGCCGGATGCACCGAGCCTTGGTCATCAAGTACGGCTCAGAGAAGTGCATCCCTTGGCAAGGTGAGTTTGACAAGGCAACCCTCACCATCCCAGTCTTTGACGGCCAGCCAGTCCTACCTGGCATTAGATCTTGTGGGCACACAGACTGCACCAACCCCAATCATGTCTTAGGTGACCACTAGAGTAAACAAATCAACAAGAGATAAGGAAAAGAGATGGCAAGCATCAAAGTAAAGGGCACCATTAGCCGAGTATTTTACGAAGGCAAGGGGCTTGAAGTAGTCGAGTCTTATGAAACTAAGTCCGGCGAAACAATAAACAAGAGATACACAGTATGGCTCAAGCAGCCAGGTCTATTCGATGTTGGCGATGTTGTATCAGTTGAGGGGCTTTACAGCTCTGAGATTGACAACTGGACCAACAAAGATGGCGAAGCCAAGCAGTCAATCAAGGTCAGCATCAACAACCCACAGGTCACACCTGCCGACCCAATCGCAACTATCAAGGGCATCTTTGAGCCGACTCACTCGGAGCCAATGCCCTTTTGAGGAAAACACTCCGTTGGCTAATCCCTACCCTCACCGCTGGGTTGCTGTTCAACCTATCGCTCAACACCACTAGCCCTTTGGGTGGGTGGGGGTTAGCCCTCGGTATTCTCTACACCCTTGCTGCCATACTTGGAGCATGGGAACTTTATGGCAGAGGTAAGCCTTAGTGTTGTTGGCGATCCTGCCAGCCAAGGCAGTCACGCCATCATGCGGGGCCGAATAGTCCAGGTCAACAGCAAGAAACACAAGGCTTGGCGAAACGCCATTACCCAAACAGCCCTAGAAACCCTGCCAGCCGACTGGGAACCCATTGACGAGCCCTGTGAGCTTATTGTCAACTTCTACATGCCAAAGCCAGCATCGGCAACACGCTCATTGCCTACTGTCAGCCCAGACCTAGACAAGCTCATCAGGGCAGTCGGGGACAGCCTCACAGACTCAGGGGTGGTAGTAGATGACAGCCGGATTGTCAGGATCTCAGCCCGAAAGCTCTACGCAATAGGCATTGAGCCAGGTGCCAACATCGAGGTCAGAACCCTCAACTAGGGGTCTAATCCGACACGCCGAAAAAGGCAAAAAAACCTAAAAAATACCAAAAAAAGCCAAAAAAGGTGCTACTCTGATTACATCAGCTCAAGGGGAGCTGGTAGAGAGGCACCAAATGTATCAGGTAATAGAAATCATGAAAGCCCTCAAAGTATCAAAAGAGGAAGCAGTCCAAATCTCAGATGTTGTTGACAATGAAGCTTTGCTTGATTGGTCTGAAGCAACTGCCACACAATACAAAACTGCTTTTAGATTAGCTCAGCAGTTTATTGCCAACGGAATGAGCTGGGAATGAAGGGCTGGCTACTTACAGTCAGCATCTTTCTATCCTTTGGGATGGTGCTGGCGATTCAGCAATACAGCTTCAATCTCGGCTACCTCATCGGGGCAGTCCTACTAGCAATTCATTTCTTTGTCATCGCACTTTGGTTTACACGCAAGGGTGCCAGATGAATAAAAAACACCTTGCTCAAGTCCTAGAGGAAGCAAGAGCCTGGACCAATGCCGAATACGAGTCAAAGACCACACCGGAAACTGACGGGTACCACATACAAAAACTAATCGGCAGGCTCCAACTGCTTAACTACATTGCAGACACCTACATAGAACAGAGAGAAAATGCCAAACTATAACCCTGAACCAATCGAGTTTGCAGTCATGGACTACAACCCGAACCAATACAACTTTGGAGTAGCAAAGTCTGACGGCATCTACATGGGCAGACAGCTAATGAAGGATGAGGTGTTGCGACTTATCAAAGCTGCTTACCCTCAGCCAACCAAAGCGATCACAATCATCATTGACCTAATCGAGGGGGTGCCAGTTGATACAGATAGCCGTTTCTCAGATTCCACAAGATAAGCTCGCTGCCTACAACAAGGGAAGGCGTGACCAGCTCAACGCAACCTGGTCAATCATTGAGGCTCTACGCATCGAAGGTGTCCTTGACATTGCAACTGGACACATGATCCTCAACGAGCTACACACCATTGACCAGCGACCAAAGGTGGAGATGTGAGCGAGCTACAGGACATCATTGCAACCAGCACAGTCAGAGCGTTCAATTCTGGAATCAGGCACGAGCGTCAGCACATCATCAAGTTGCTGGCAGAAACAAAAGATGAAACCCTTTGCACCTGTCATGGCTGTGAGGAATGGCTAAACGCCCTTGACTATGTGATTGCCAGGATAGAGGGAACAATCCATGACTGAATACGAGCAGGGAATCATCCAAGGCAAACGCCAAGAGCGTGAAGCCATCCTTGAATACATTGTTTATCATCCACAAGCAACACTCAATGACATCGTTGAGGAAATCAACTACCGATACAACTACGATGAGCGACTAAGACTAGGCGGTATCAAGTGGGACTCACTATTCAAGAAATCGAGCTAAGGCTTGAGCTACTAACTATTCAGCTTGCCGAACTTGCCAAGATAGTCAACGAGATTGAGGAGAGGGCAGAGTGTTTAGATCTTACGAGCGACAAGCCCTAAAGCGAAAGGCCAGTGACATCTGGCACAGAGGCTACGCTGCCGGATACAAAGACTCACACTATGACACGCTTGAGTTTTTTAGTGAGCAAGTCATCCTGGAACTAAGACAAGATGCAGTCCTAAGCATGACTGCAGACTTAGACACTTTGGAAAGAGTTGTCGAAATCATTGAGGCGGTGAGGGATGATGGGGAAACACATCGGCACGAGAGCCAGGACTAATTGGTTATTCCAGCTACGCTATTACAGATACAGGTTGCACTTTTACATCGGCAGACTTGTCAAGGCTTACATCACACGAGGCAGAAGCTAAGGGGCACAAATGCTTGAAGGATTAGAACCACCAACCAAGCTAGGATCTTGCAAGGTCAGAGAGATACTTGAAACCCTAGAGGCTAAAGATCAAGCAATACTAAAAGCAGCACTGATAGACCCACATTGGCCAACGCTTACTTTGGCTCATTCACTCAACAGCCGAGGCATCCAGATAAGCGAACACCCATTACGCAAACACAGAGCCGGAAGGTGCAGCTGTAATGTTAGAAAACCTTGAGCCAGCACCAAAGCTCAACCCACCAAAAGATTGGCGGCCAGCAGTCCAGTTCGATGGAACGACAGGCGAGGCAACCACACCACCGACCACCGGCAACCAGCCAGACTTTGACCAATTCCTACTTGATCAAGGTTTCGACCCATCCCTGATTGAAATCTACGGCCCAATCAGGACATCTCGTTGGCAACAGCGTGAGGGTGGGGATTGGCTGGTTAGCTGGCGGTTCAACTTCCGCATGAAGGCAGACCCCGATGTTGACCTGCCGACACTTTACGCACAGGCTAAGAAACCAGTCAAGGTTGCAAAGCCAAAAGAAAAGAACGACAAGGCTGTTGTTGTCTGCTGGTCAGATACTCAGACAGGCAAGGCAGGGGACATCCGAGGTGGCACACCTGAGCTAATCGAACGCATCACCGAGAAGCAGGGCAAGCTTGCAGAATACCTACAAAGAGAAAAGCCTGACCACATCTACTTCCTAAATGTCGGTGACACAATCGAGGGCTTCGAATCAGGGGGCAACCCCAACAGAACCAACGACCTTAGTTTGATGCAACAGGTGGACCTTGAGGCAACTTTTGAGTGGGAAACTCTAAAGCTACTTGCCAGATACGCACCCATAACTGCTGCCTCAGTCGGATCTAATCATTGTGCTTGGCGGGCAGGTAAGCAACGACTAGGCACTGCAACCGATGACTGGGGCATCCACATCCAGCGACAGCTTGCAAGACTCAGCCAAGAGGTTGGTCTGCCAGTCAAGTTCTATGAGCCACAGCCCAACGATGAATCACTGGCCTTAGATGTTTGGGGTGATGGTGAGATGATCCTTGGCCTAGTGCATGGGCATCAAGCCTCAAGACCTGACGGCATAGTGCAGTGGTGGCGAAACCAATCGCATGGCAACCAGTCAGTCAAAGATGCAGACATCCTGATACATGGCCACTTCCATCACCTCACAGTAAAAGAGTCAGGCAGACGCAACGACCACAGCCGATGGATTATCCAGTGCCCTACCCTCGATGCAGGAAGCTCTTGGTACAGGACAGGCATGGGTGGCGATGATAGCGACCCTGGCTTGTTAGTGTTCCCACTTGTCAAGGGCCAAGACTTCACTGGCACTGTTTACAAACTCTAAATTGCAGGAAAAGAGAGAGATGAAAATAGGGAGCCTATTCAGCGGCTATGGGGGACTTGACCTAGCAGTCAGCAAAGTCCTAAACGCCGAGGTTGCGTGGCATTGTGAGTGGGAAGATGCCCCTAGCAAAGTGCTTGAGGCTAACTTCCCAGGTGTGCCTAACTATCGAGATGTAAGCAAGGTTGACTGGCACTCAGTCGAGCCTGTTGACATCCTTACAGGCGGATTCCCCTGCCAAGACTTATCACTAGCTGGCAAGCGTGCCGGACTACAAGAAGGAACTCGATCAGGTCTGTGGTCAGAGTTTTACAAAGCAATAGACATCCTCAGACCAAAACTTGTTGTTATCGAAAATGTTAGGGGTTTACTAAGTGCCAAAGCAGATAGCGGTCTGGAATACGGACCTGAAATTATGGAGCAAGCCGAACGAGGTGCTGTTCTCAGAGCACTTGGAGCTGTACTCGGGGACTTGGCCGACATCGGGTATGACTGTAAGTGGCAAGGCGTACGAGCTAGTGATGCAGGTGCCCCACATCAGCGTTTCAGAGTCTTTATTGTTGCGAAGCCCCAAGGCTAGTGAAGGTCAAGGCGGTGCACTCGGTGAGGCTGAGGCTCGCAAGCGTGGCAACACAGTTGGCATCAGGGATCAAGCTATGGACCTTGCTAAGTTGCAGGGGCACAAAGTAAGTAGAGAAGCTGACAACCTGATTGGAACCCCAAGGGGCACTGCTGCTAACAGCTCAAAAAAGCAAGTCAAGGCAGGGGCACCTAAAGGGCGTATCGAGGACCAGGTGCTAATGACTAACTGGGGCAAGTTCGAGCCAGCCATAAGACGATGGGAAGCAATCATTAGCAGACAAGCACCAGAGCCTACGAAGCCAGACGGAAAAGACGGAAACCACAGACTCTCATCAAAGTTCACCGAGTGGATGATGGGGCTACCTGATGGCTGGATAACCGGACACGACCTGAAACGCAATGATGAGCTAAAGCTTGCAGGTAATGGAGTAGTACCTCAGCAAGCTGAGTTAGCCCTACGCCTGTTGCTAGAGTTGCCAGAAGGAGAAAACAATGAATAAAACAGACGGCATCCTTATCGCAGGTGGTGGTGGATTCATCGGTGGCTGGCTAGTCAGGTC